CTTCCTGAGTTATCCACAAAGTTATGCACTTGCAAGAGGGCCATTTTCTACATATTGTGGTGGCTAACAGATGAAATGAATGTAGATTAATTGAAGATAAGGAGAAAATTTGAGATGCAATCATGACGTTAATAGATAGGGTCTGCATTACAGACCCCACCCGCATCAAGGAATTAGCCGTTCCCTGATGTTTTTCCGAAAACATGTGCCGTAAGCTCACGTTAACGACTTTCATTCACCGAATCCAACTATATAGGGGTTGGGTTTCTACGTCAACGTGAGCAAGTGCACCTTTACATTTGACAAGGAACCACCTGAATGAACGCTTTTTTTCAGTTCCTGAGTGCATTTTTAGATGCGCCTATTATTAGCCAGATTCTGGCTATTATCCTCATCATCGTTTTGATTTTGCTTTTAAGGTCAGTAAAAAATGGAATTATGCACTGGCTTACTTAATGTTTCAGTGAAACATTAAAATCTCCTTGATGTGGAAACAATCATTTTCTGTATGTGCTGGTGGGCACCTGTAGTTCAGCTTTCGTTGGCATTTAACTTCGTCTTTGCTTTCTCCACCAGCAACTTCCAGATGCCTATTTCATTAGCAGCCGCCTTGATGGCGGCATAAAAAGCATCTTGCTGATCGTAACGCTGGATCTGTTTTTTCAGTTTTGCCTCCACCAATTTAATTTCATTACGTGCTTTCTGAAGCCGCATCACCGCCCGGTTACGTCTGTTCTTGTATAGCGTGTTAATCTCTGACAATTGCTTTAATTTACCAGCCTGACTGCGGATTATCGCCTCCCTGGCTTCTGCCGTGCGTCTCATCTGATCTCTTAAGAGTTCACCGTTTTCGATAATTCTTTCAAGGTGTTTGATGTGATCTGCAACTCTCATACTTCACCCTCGCTTGTATCACCAGCGTCCACCAACGACAATAAAGCCCTGGCCATCTTATGAACCAACAGAGCATCGATAATGCCAAGCGTATGCCCCGGCTTAATGTTTAATGCCGCCTCAAGGTGACACCTTTCCAGGTCACTTTTCTCGGCTTGTTTATGATGATCTGGCGTAATAACGTCGCCCAAAACACGGCTAATTCTTTCTCGTAATTGCTGGGTGCCAGCACACTTGATCGCTGTATCGTGGAGACGGTTAACCAGTTCGCGATAAACATGCGGCTTAATGCGGATACGTTCACCGGTGACGCCCTTTCCTGGCGCTGGCACCGAACTATCCGGAATATCCGGATAGTTGCCAGCCTCGTAAGCTACCCGCAGCCAGTGCATGAATGTTTCAGTGGACACACAACCACAGTCCACATCGATTTTTCCGCGTTGCTGTTCCAGCCACTGCTCAAAATTCAATCTACACGTATTACTTTCATGTTGCTCTTTTTGTCTCAAGGCCAGCACCTGTTGGGCCAGTTCCAGAACGATACCGGGTGACGCTAACCTCTCAAATTCCAATAAATAGTTTGCGTCAGGATGACAAGTAGCCTCGCCTGCAAAAAATACCAATTGCTGTAAGTATGCTGTCGTTAGAGTAGTCATTTCTTTTTGCGCCATTTCTTTTCACATTCCTTAGTCCATTTTTCAATGTTCATTTTGGCAATATCGGTCATTCCATCACCTAAGAAATACTTTCTCCGGTATGTCTTGCACTTAAACCACACTACAACAGCCACCAGCCAGAAAATAAAAGGCCATACAGCAATACCAACGACAGCCGCGATAAAGCCCAATATCCATAAATGAAGCTCTCCAACTTCTGTTTCCGGCAATATTCTTAAAGAATTAAACAGCAGGCTGAACGAATGGTCGTATGCATTGGCAGTATAAGACATGCAATCCATATAATTAAAGTCATAGCCTGCGGCTGCCGCCCATAATGGGCGGTCAAGAAAATGTTTTAGTGTCATCATATAAATTTAAGGTTCAGACCAGTTATCTTCAATAGCAATGCTTAATCTTTGTAGCCATTCTGCTAATTTCAGCATTGCTTCTCTTTCGCTTAAACCACGAGGAAAATCATCAAGCGAAATTGTTGGCTTGAATCCACCGTAATTATCCATTTCAACTGTCAGATTTTGTTCCAGCACGGTATTTCTTACGCGGCTATTGTGCCGGAGCAAATATACTGAGCGTGATTTATTGGTTTTGTGGTCTAGCTTATATTCGGTAAGTATCATCTGGCTTTTGCCATGACTATTACCTCTCCACATACTTACCTCACTTAATAAAACAACTCCATGCGTAGTTGATGATTTTTTCCCACGCAATATAAATCTGCACTCCGGCAGTAAAACCAAAGCCAACAATTGCTGAAAAAATCAAAACATTTACTTTTGACATTATAAATTTTCTCTCGGTGTCGTAGGTGATAGCACCATAATTGATAATTTAGTGAGTTAGCAGTTCCATTTTTTTGATGATTTCCGCATGAGCATCATCGTTATCAACACTTAGCTCGTTTAATGCTTCTCGCACTACATCAACTTCTTCAGGCTGAAAGAAGTCGTCGCGGTAATCACCAAATAGAACCGAAACCAGCCTGCCACCAGCAACATCAAGATTGGCGCTAACAGGTGGCTCTTTGCCATCCTCAAATTCGACTACAAAAGTTATTTTTCCCATCGTTACCACCAGCGACAAATTGAATACAAACCCAGTGCTGCCGCCATCACAATTCCTACCGTGGTGAATGCTTCAGGCCAGCTCATTGATTCACCTCCTGCGGCGGTTCTGGTAGCGGCATCCAGTGTGACGGTTTCCACGACGCACCAGGAATTATCCACCCATCATTAGCGTCAGGATGCCCGGGGATGTAAGTAGCCCATTTCATTCGCCAGTCACCTTTCCTGTCAAACTCCACGGCAACAAGAACGGCTGTTTTGGTATTCGGCATTCGCTCACTACAGCTTATCCAACCATCCGGAGTTGCCGGAGAGTTGCCCGATAGCTGGTTCAACTTGTAAGTTTGGCTTACAGGTTCGGCACCATGAAGCATGGCGTCGCTCCGCTCTATGCCATCCAGCGCGATTCGCAGTGCCTGAATTGTGGTAGAGCTATCGTTTGGGGCTATTCCATATCGCTCGAATACAGCTAAATGGTTGCGCATAATCTCAGGCGTAAGCTCTTTGTAAGCATAAGCAAGAGGCTCTGATGCATTATCCGGCACAACCGACGCAGGCGCGGCAGCATAAACAGGAATAACGTCCGCTTGCTCTTTATTGCTTTCATCCGTTAAAGCCCAGAATAATTTCCCGGCCGGATGTTTGAAAATATAAGCAACTGGATCTGCTTCCAGCGATGCCAGCGCAATTCGTGCCAGTTCTTCCGCTTCTTCTGCTGGCAGTACAACGTTGCTACCAGGTCCGTATGTTTCGCGCCACTGCTTGATTGTCAGCAGTCGCTCTTTGGTTATAGTGGTCATTTGTTAATCCTCAAAACTTTATGCCCGGGCGCAAAAGCACGCGTTTTGTCTTTGCTTATTCGCCAGCCATCCTTGCGCGCCTCTTTTGCACAGCCAGCCCATGACGTACCTATATACTCACCGAAGTCTGGCGACTTATATTTGCCATCTGTACACTGGAGGCAATCACAATAGAGATGCATGGTGTAACTTGCAGCGATAGCCATATCACTCTCCTTTAGTGCGCAAGTGGTTTTTCCAGCGGTTTTGCGCCGCGCTGGGCTTTTTGCAAAAACCACAATCCATCATCCCGTAATATTTCATCAACCCCATCCGTCGGTTGCTGAGTCTCACCCACTGCCAGACGCCAGGAGCGTTTCTACGAACTAACAGAATCTTTGCTTTACGGTTTTTCATCTTACTGCGTACCCTTTCTTCCGCCTGTTCTGTGACGCAGTAGGCTTACGCTTTGCGGCAAAAGCCACCTGACCAAATGGATGGAGTACCGCTATCTTATGGTTGCTAATAACCAGCTCCACCACACGCACAGGTCGCTGTAAAAAAAGTCGTTTTGCCTTACGGTTTTTCATCGCTTTGCTCTCCTGCGTCTCTTTGCTGCTCGTCGTGCCGCTGCAATACCGGTATGGCGGCGCTTTGGTGCCGGGATGATGTTGTCAGCCATCAGGACATACGGCTTTGCAATTAGCGCAGAAGCCCAAAAACGAGTCGGGTACGGTAACAAGCCGATACATGCCACACGCATTACTCACCTCCTTTGATGCGAATGCCTGCGGCGCGGATTGCAGCGATGACTTCAGAAACTTTGTATGCCATTACCGTTTGGTAATCATCGTGAAAATCTGTTCGATGAAGCATGCTGCTACGTTCCGGGAGCAGTATTTCCCGCTCCTCCAGTTCTGCTATGCGCTTACTTCCATCCGCGATTACTCCCTCGTAATATTCACGCTGCTCGTTGAGTTTTGATTTTGCTGCTTCAAGCTCAACGCGCAGCTTCCCTACCGTTAGCGCAATATCCTCGTTCTCCTGGTCGCGGCGTTTGATGTATTGCTGGTTCCTTTCCCGTTCATCCAGTAGTGCCAGCACGGTTTCTGGTCCGGCCAGAAATTTGAAGGCGTTGAGCGCATCAATATCCACACCGTAATCTTTAAGTTCCTGTTCACTTAACAAATCATCATCAGCTGGCAACATTAACAGGCGTTCCATTGCTGGAATTGCACGTTCCGCCGCCTCACGCAGTGCCTGGTAATTAATTTCGCTCACTGGTTGCCCCCTGAATACGCTCAAACTCTATTACCCACACCCAAGGATTAGCGTTCCAACTATCTTCGCCATAAATTGATTTCCATAGGCTACGGAAACCTGGGTAATGCTTATCGCCAATGAGGGTCGATTCTGTTGGTGCGCCCTCAGCCCTTGCATCGCATTCGCTGATATCGTTCAACCGCTCAACGCGCACGTTGGTAATTTCCAGAAGAATGCGCGATGCCCAGCGCGGCATGTGAATTGATGGCGTCCACTTTTCTGATACTGGTTTATTACAAACCTCGACCGGAACCCGGTGCGTTTGTTCTGTCCAGGAGTTACGCACGCTTGCGCGATAAACCAGCGTTGCGACGTCCGTCGCTTTGCCATGTACCCGGTAGGTTTCGCGAACCCAAATACGATCGCCCGGTTGACCATATGGACAATGCTTGGCAAGCAACTCTGCGGCCACTGCCCGTCCATAGAATTTTTCTTCAACAATCCTGCGAGTCTGTGTTTTATTCCCGCCAAGAATTGCCCGGACCATCTCATCGTTAAAAATCATGCCGCGCTCTTTCACTTCGCCTTTCATGCATCCCCCTTACCCATGTGCGACGATGCCGCCAAAAGTGATAGAGAACAGCCAGAAATAGATCGCGGCCATAATGATTTTGAATGCCGTGTTCATATTTTCAGCTCCTGTGATTGATTGGATACATGCCGCGCCTTGCGGCATGTTTTTATTTTCACTTTCTCTGTTTTAAAAA